TTATCCATATAAACATTATACTGATTTAACCAATATTCCACAGAACCCCATTTTGGAGAGTTATCAATGAATACATAAGAAGGAAAACATTTCATTTGAGTTCCACTCTTAGTTTCAACTGTATCTTCTCTGTATTCGTAGATATCATACATACCATCGAACTTACCGGCCTTCATTGAATTACCGAACGATTGTATATCTTCGTAGATATTTGAATCAACTGAACTACCATCGGTTTTAGAAACGTTTACACGAGTAGAAGAACCACCACTATAAACATCCGATTGGGCCCATACTTTAATTGAAGGGTAATTTTTCTTAACATATTGTTTGATAACTGAAGCAGTGTGTTTTGCTCCCATGTAGATATAATTACCACCGTTATACGAATCTTTTTGAAGTGCGTTAGCTGGTAAAAGGAATTCTTGGTTTAAGAAGTTGATTTTAATTTTTTTAGTACTCATAGTTTTAAGGTTTTTAAGGTTTATTACTCGTGAGGAAACCCCCACTCATTACTATACTAATATACGACAATTATTTGGATTTACCAAACTTTTTATCATTTATTTTAAGAAATTTTTGATATAGTTAAGGAAGGATTAAATATTGTCTTATAACCATTTGTATAAGAACCAATAATAGTATCTATGAAATCTTTTAAAAGATAAGTTCCATCAGAAGAACCAAATCCATGGTCAGTTCCCTCATACTCATCAGTCCATTGTTGAGCTATTTCAATTGAAGTATCAACCAATTCAGAGAATTGAACTTGTTCATCATTAATCATTTGTTTAAAAGAATCGATACCAAAGGCTTTTGATAAGATATCGGAAGGGTTTACTAAGTAATTCATTTGTTTAAGGTTTAATTATTAATTATTTACATAGTAAATATACGAAAAATAATTGAAATAACCTAACGTAGAATGTTAAAGTTTTGTTAAAAAAGTTTTAGTTTACATAAAATTGTAAAAGATGAACTAAATATAATCTAAGAGCAGGTAGTTTAGTAGATACCAATTCAATTGCTTTTCTATTAGAGTGCTCAACACCTCTATCTGTTATATTACTAGCATCATCTATCTGAAGTTTTAGTGGTCCTTTTATTCTCCACCGAATACTAACCGCACGATAGTTTGAAGAAGATGAAACTCTGATGTAATCATTAGATGATACTTCAACTACAGGTGCAGTTTTATCATTTGCACGTTGAGCAAAGAATCTTCTTATATACCCACGTTTTATATCCAATTCACCAATAACAGGAACATGCGCAGATAATGTAGTATCTGTATCTGGAGTATTACCTTTTTTTAAACTATTATATGAATCTAAAATGTTCATTATCATGTACCTGCTTTATTTTGACCATACGGTCTCATTTGAGTTATTACCTTAGTTTCCCAACCAGTTGTGGTTATTGTATGTTCTAATCCAGTAACCTCATATGTATGTGGATCTGAGAAGTTTCGTGGTAATCCGCTAAATCTCATAGTATCACCTCGTTTGAACCCACTCATACCAAGTACAGTAAAATCAACTCCAGCTACACCAAATCCAACATTGTTTACTTTACCTTCGTTTGGACTACCCGGTACATTAAATGATGCGCCTTTCATATTTTTCATATACACGTTTCTTAGAGCCTGCGAATCAGCGTAAGTTCCAATCATAAATACCTTTTCAATCTCACCGTCTTTAATTTTTAAAGCAAGATCACTTTCATTATTTCTATTTTGATTTCGTGGATATATACCAGCTTTTCCTACAAATGCTTCATAATTTGTAGTTTTGATTTGCTCCTCAGTAGGTTCATCATCTTCTTCTCCTTCTACAGCTTTTACATACTTAACACCACTAATAATAGTACCAACCATATCAACGGGAAGTATACCATCATTATCCTTCGCTTCAGGATTAGACCAGACTGAACCAAGAACTGTAACCAATGAACCTTCTTTGGGTTGAACTGCTTCTGGATCATTACTATGTCTTTTTTGTAATACGTTATTCATCATAGCTGCTGGAGCTGATACATTAAAATCTATATTTAAAAATGGGGATTTCATTCCTCTTGATTGAAAGGTTGGAATTTTACTTTCAATATGATTTATTATACCTGTAAAATTTAAATCAACTACATGAAGTTCCTCTTTTTGTGTATTTGGGTTTTTTCTTTCTACTATTTGAAATTTCCAATGAGAATTACATGCTGAACTCATAGCATTTAATAAATCATATAAAACATCTCGTATTGTATAATTTGGAGATTTCATTGTTTGGCAAAAGAAATCAAAGTTGATGTATAAATTTTTTAACCACCCCCAATGGCCCTTTTCCATTTCATAACTCCGTATACTGGATTTTTCATCTTTCCACTTATTATCTTCTTTTGTTAATTCATACGTACATGGAAATGCATGAGGAGCTCCTGTCTTTCCATCATTATTTTTTTTTCGTGTACCAGTATATTCTATACCAGAAGTTGGTATTGGGTGTAAATTTTGTGTGTTACCTTTTCCTAATAAATTACCATAGTTAATAGGTGCACCCTCAGCTTTCTCACCTGAAAATACTGCATCTAAATTAAATTTAGGTGCAGTTGTATTTGGTATATATAATATGTTTTTATCAGTTGAGAACATTGAAGGAAATGCACCTATGATAGAAGTATCTGTATTTATTATATGGCTTACTTTATTTGAACTACATGTTACATCTTTTGGTAAAGCAGCATCTTCTGTTTTTTGAGTTCCATCTGCATTAAGTATGGCCATTGCTAATTCAAATCGTATAAAACGTTCGGTTGATAAAAATGGTTTATCTTCTGGAAATTCAAAATCCTCAGAATTCTTTGATTTAATACTTCCTTGTTTTTTTAATACATCCAAGATTTGGGTTTGGATAACTTTATCCATGTTAATATAGTTAGATGCATCTCCCCATTTATTATCAGCATTCGCCTCACCATGTTCTATAAATGAATATGTTTTATTTTTTTTACTTAAAGCGGTAGTTCTCCAGTTCATAACCTCACTAGTTTGCTTTTCTGAGATTAAATCATTAAACATTTGTTTAAATAACCCATCACCTACAGCATTTCCATCTGCGGAAGCATCAATTTGCGCTGGTTTGAATGTTAAACCAGATCCACCTTTTACATTATTTACATCACCACTACCCTTGTGTCCCTGCATATAAGATGCAACATCTCCTTGAGATACCAATACTACATCTATAATATAAGTTTCATTATCCCCAAATTTAACACCACCTGATGTGGTTAATCCAAGTGTAGCATCATATTCAAAATTTGATTGGATTCGTTTTTTCTGAACATGACCCACATTCATGTATTGTGTCATCATACATGGTGTAATTGCACCAGGAGCATCATACCCACCTATCCATTGTTTTCGTGCATCACGAGTATTCCATCCCCACTCTACTAAAACGTAAAATCCAGGTTCTAAAAAATACTTGGCAATTTTTTCCATATGCTCAAGTGTATAACATGTTATAGAAAAGTTTGTGGTTTTTCTTCCTACATCTACTTCACTTACAGATAATCCACTAATAATAGGAGAAGGTCGTGTAGGTCTACCTTTTACTTCAACTTTATTTTCCATGTTTAACTCAAATCCACATATACCAGATTGTGCTGAGGTACCGGTAGCCCCATTACCATATCTGATTGTAAATCCATCTTCGGGATAATTAGATTGCATTACCAAACCATTTGTAGAACCATTTTCATCTTCGCAACCATATGCAGATATAACGCGGAGCCATGGCATTAATCCACTTACCCCGCTTTTTCCACTTAGGTGTTCCATTGGTGCGTTATTACCACCCCATGTATTAAGTTTATCTACTATCCCATCATAAGGATATGAAAATTGTGGCCATGTACCCATATATTCTATATTTTATGTATTATCTACTTTATTCAAAAACCCATCTATATTTGCTGGTATTCTAAGAACCGTACCATCGGGAAGTGAGAAAGGTGCATCGTGTATTTGATTCGCGGTTGCAATAACCCACCACAAAGATGCATCGCCTAAGTATTTTTCTGCAATTGAATCTAACCTATCACCAGTTTGTACTGCTATATAAGTATCAGCATCAGTTTTAGGCATCTTGGGAAGTATCTTGGATTTATATACTTCTCTACCATCCGATAACTTTTTACTTTCGTTAAATGTGTATCTACCAGCCATATTTTTATAATTTTATTTTAATACCAACTCTTTTTTTACCTGTCTCTACTTTGGTACTTTTATTTTAATACCAACTCTACTACCAGCCGCTACTTCATCTCCATATTGTAGTTTGCTTATTTCTTTTTCTTTACCAGCTTCATCTATCGTATGATATTTGATAAATCTGTCAGCGTTTTGGTAAATTTGATGCTGAGAAGCTATTTTACCAGTTCCATTTTTATCTCGTTTATCAGCACCTTTAGCATTTTTATTTTTAGGATATGAATATAATCCGTTATTTTTTGGAGTATCTGCACCATCAACCGAACCATCTGCAATATTTTCAACAAATTTAAGAGTTATTGCTACATCTATAAATTTTGGAAGAAGCAATCCCTTTGCATTGGTTTCCCAAGTACCATTATCAGGAAATGTATAAGAAAGAGATTCTACTATACATACCTTATCTTTATACATATCACCCAACGTGAATTGTGTAAAATTTGGATGAGCCATATTTTTTTCAATCAAAGGATATGATAACTTGGTTAAGTTAGATAACTTAGACCAGTTATTTGCAAGTTCTAATTGATTTTGAGCATATATTTGTAAATTAAAAGAAACACTTCTTTCTACTGATTCAAAGATATAGTATTTGTATGGATTACCAACAAAGTTGTTAGATGCCCAAGATGGGGATGATGTTTCTGTAAGACCTGTAATAGCACATCTAAATGCCATCATTGGATATGTTGAAGAATTATATCTACCAATGAATAAAGGAATTAAATCTATTACCTTACCTATACCATCAACCTCTACCTCATTTGTTTCTTTATTAATAGTAGTTGTATATGGATCACCCATTGCAATGGTATCACCGGATGATCTAATCCCACGTTCTTCTAAGGTAGGTATTCTACCATTAACTTTATCACCTTCTTTTTTTTCTTTGCCTAATGCATTAGTATTTTTTTGGATAAAAGAATAATTTTCTTTCTCTAAAGGAGAATAAGGTGTTACCGCCTTTGAACCTTTATCTGTTTGAAATGCATAATTGGAATCACCAAACCTACCCTTTACGTCTCGAACTCTTCCCAGCTGTTTAGCTATAAATGCATCAAGTGGATTATACGCAGCTTGCATTCTCGATACACCATGTACAGGTGATACTCTACTTAAATCAATACCAAGTGTTGTTTGAAAATTTTTATCTTTTTCAAGCTCAAAATCAGCGGGATCACCAGTTGAAGTATAACTTGGAGAATTTTTTAATTGAGTTGAATATAATTCATCATTATTATATGGTGCTCCACCTGTTACTTGGTTTGGTTTTACATCACCTCCGCCAAATAAAGCACCACGTATTTTTTCTTTAGCTTGCTTTACAGCTGCTCCTGCTACATTTTTTACAATTGTTTTTGGATTACCTCCTCCACTTTGTTTTAAAACTTTACCAAGTAAAGTTCCACCACCACCAAATTTTGATTTGGTTATAGGGTCTTGTGAATTAGGTTTTGGTTTTAATGAAGGTAATTCTGGTATGGTTATTCCAAATTTATTTGGAGAAGGTTGTTGAATTTTACCAATTAATCTACTTGGAATCATCGTAACGGGAATACCTAAAAGTGAATTAAACTTAGATGCTATACCTGATACAGATGTAACTGCTCCTCCAGTTAGTTTTCCCAATCCTTTACCTATTAAACCACCACCATTAGCAGCTCCCTTCATATCATCCAATAGAGGGGTTGTTCTTGCGGTAATACGAATTACTTCGTTACCATATAAGATTGGGTTTGGTAAGTCCGCGGCAGATTTAATACGAATACCGCTAGTTTCTTGTTCTATAAGGGTTTCAGTATCAGCCTTTACTTTTGAATAGTTAGTTCCAAACTTATACGTATCACTTTCATACCGTTCTTTTAAAGTAGTTGATGTATCTTCATCAGTTATCGTTACTGGATTTACTTTAGATGGTATTGATGGTACTACACCTTGCTTTTGTTCTAAAAGTTCTAATATTGTTGGCATATTAAGCTCCCATTATTCCAAACTGATTAATATTACTCTTCTCTTGAGTTTTTGAAATCCGAGAAGTTATTTTTTCGTTATCTATATACACATCTTTATTAGCTACAAATGCTGCTTTTAATTCTTTAAGTTCGGCTATTACTCCACTCATATCCATTCCACCACCGCTCATAGCAGATGCTAATCCACCTGGATCCTTAGTTGCAATTAAATAATCATCAGGATGTGTACTTACAATTTGTCTATCCTTAACAATACCATCTTCTACAGCAGGTGCTGGTATTGACTTTTCTGCATCTGCGGTAGCCGAGTTCATAGCAACTGCGGCAACAGCAATACCTCCAGCAATTGCTAATGCACCGATTCCTAATGTAGCAGCGGATGCGGCTGATATTGCAGCAATTGCACCAGTTGCCATAGAAATAGCCCAACCAATTGCGGCTCCAGCCATAGTTACAAGGGAACCCGCCCCTGCTATCAATGCAGGAACCATAGTTGTTACCAATCCTACCCCAGCTGCTATGATGGATGGTACAATAGAGACTACCCACGCGGCTGCTATAATACCTACGGTAGCAGAAATACCACTTAGAAGAGGGCCCATTTCTTGTGCTTTACTTATAAATCCACCTAATCCATCGGTTACCAATGCACTAACCAATGCATACATACTCTTTATTACAGTTACTGCGGCAGTAATTGGCATAAACGCTATTTTAAGAACTTTACCAAGTACTGAAAATACAGGAAGTAAAGTTGATTTTGCGAAACTACCAAGAACTTTAAAACCTTTCATCATACCACCGAACATACTTGAAATAATAGGTTGTACAGCTTCAAAAGGCTCTTTTAATTCTGATGCAAGTGGAGAAATTGCTTCTTTAAAAATTTTACTAAATACCTTAAATATACTTTTTGCAAAGCTACCAATAGCCGATATACCTTTACTAATAGCATTAAAAACAGTTGATATTACAGGCATTGCAGATTCTAAACCACCTACTAAAAATTCACCAATTGGTAAAAACATTTGTGTTAATTTAGCACCGAATCCTTTAAGAGTATCACTCATAGCACCTATTCTAGTTTGTGTCTCTTTTTGCAATGCAAGTACTTCGGTTTTAGCTTTTATTTCATCACCTGACATTTTGGATATATCCAATCCACCTTTTATAGCTTCTTGTAATACCTTATTTCTATCTTTATCTAAACCAAGATTTAATTTTTGTAATCTGGCCATGTTTTGTATTTGAGAAAATTGCATTCCAGTAGCCTTTTCCATAGCTTCTATTTCAAATACACTAGCTTTATCTAAATCAACTCTATTTCTAAGTTGCTTAACCATTGATGCTTGTGCACCAACTACATCACCAGTAGCTGCAAGATAACGAGATTGAGAGAAGTTTAGATTTGTACCAAGAATAGCACTAGCTTCCATTTCGCTGGTAACACTATCTTGATAATTAAGTAATCCACGTGATACTTTAGCTGCTTCTTTTAAAGAAGAACCCATTTTTGCTGCGTTAATTGCTGCAGCTCCTAAAGCTTGTATATTTCCTCTAAAGAATCCTTGAGCTTCTTCGGCTGAATCAGCTATATCAGCCATTACTTTAGATGGAGCAACTCCGTTTTGTTGTGCAAGTGAAACTACCGATTCAGCATTAGCTTGAGCCACATCTGCCGATAATCCTCCCATGTTTTGAAAGGCTTTGTTTACTTTAGCAGCATCACCAACGGCAACGCCGAAGTTTTTGTTCATTACTGTTAAAGATTTTATAACATTTTCTGATGGTTTTTCTATTCCCCCAAATTCCTTTACAAAAGCTGCTGCGTTTTTACCAACATCTTCCATAGATGCTCCCAATCCCACAGTTTCCATATAAACAGAATTTATGGTAGTATCCATACCATCCATTTGAGAGTTTAATAACCCAGTCTCATCTCTGAAAGCTTTAGCTCCTTTTTCCATTTCTACGAATGCTTTGAGTCCTATAGCTAGAACTGCAGTAAGAGCAGCTATTGCTCCCACGGGAGATAAAAGAAACCCACTCAATACTTTCATAGAAGCTCCACCAGCTTTGGCGAATGCCGCCATACCACCTTTACCGTTAGCAAGAGCGCTTGAAAATTTTGTTGTGAATACTTTGGCTGAATCTGAAAATGCCCCTTTTAAGTTATTTATAGGGCCTGATGCTAATTTTGATAATCCTTTACCTATTCCAGGTATTTCATCCAATCCACTAAGTAATCCATCCAATGAACCATTTAAGGAGTTTGCCAAGCTATGTGCATTGGAATCTAATTCGTTAACTAACTTTACCCTTTCTGCTTCTGAAGATAAGATATCAATATTTGCTTGAACTTCTTTTTGTTTTTGTGGAAGAAGTTTTTTATTTGCACCAAAATATCGTTTAGATAATCCAGCTTTTTGTTTTTCTAATGCTAAGATTGCATCTTGAGTAGATTCATAATCAGTTGCACTACCATTTATACTTTTTAATCTATTATTAAATTCCTTTTGAGCATCAGACACTTTTTTTTGAGATTTCTCAGTATTATCAATCATTTTATTTAACGCACCTGTTAATGATTGAGATACTTTTAAAGCCTCATTATATTCTTTTTGAATTTCTGCCTTAGATTTTGCCATCTATTATAATCCAGCGTATTTCTTTAGTTCTTTTGGAATTTTAACTCCTGATTTTTCTGCATCAATAATTGATTTTCTCATTTTATCCTGTGCAGAATCAAAAGAATCTACTGCTTTTTTAAAATCAGTATTGTTCTTTAGTTTTTTTTTAAGTAATCTATTGAATATAGCACCAACTATACCTTCATTTTGAAAGGCTGGTTTAGATTTCATATATTCAAACTGTTCTGTTGTTATTTTCATAATTTGTTCTCCAATTATACTACTATAAATATAAGGTATAAAAAAAGTGAGGAAGTTTTTACTTCCTCACTCTTACACTTGGACCTTTTGGTGAAGGACCTTGTTTTTTTTGTGCTTTTTTGTTTTCATCAGATTCCTTTTTCTTTGCATCTGATAATTGTCTATAATAGAACATTCTTAGATGGACTGGTAATCTGTATATTCCTTCTTGAGTGAATCCATTACCATAATAACAGAGTTCAAAAATTTGTGTATGAAGTAAAACAGAGTAGTTACTCGGTAGGCCAAAAAAACCCTACGCCCATTGGGATAGAACGCACCTCCGTTTCTCCCGTTTGCTCATCCTCAAAATCAAACTCCATATTGATATCGGGTGTTATCTTAGCAATATATTCTCTAAATGCTTTGGTATCACGAGTAATGAACTTGTTATTAATAAAACTTGTAATTGATTGAGTATCGGAATTACCATCTACTGAAAGAATCATAAAACGATATCTTGTAGTTAGTTCTGCGGATACACCACCTTTATTTAATCTACTCAATGCTTTAATATCTGCATCAATTTTTTTCTCATCACCGTGAGTTAGAATTTTAAATTCTAATTTGTTCTTTCCAAATGGTGTAGTGAATTCATATCGGTTTTCTGATGATAATAATTCAACATCAACTTCTTTGGTTTGAACTGCTCCTAAATCAATAGTAACCGATTGTGGTTCACCCAATGAATCAGTCATCTCTATCTTATATTCAGGTCCATAACCTAATACACGAGTTGCGAGTAGAATTGCATTTTTATCCCCTAATACAATATCATCAATGTTTACATCCTTTTCAACTATAATTGATTCGAATAACTTATCTATCACCACCCCCTTCCGTACAAGATTCTGTGAAGCTAAGATTTCTTCTTCTCTAGCTGTCATGTATTTAATCTCTAATGTTCCTTTTGATAGGGGATTATCTTCTGAATAACATTTACCTTGAGATGGTAACGAGATAATTTCTGTTGGGAAATCATAATTTGCCATATAACTTTTTATTTAATTTGTTTATGTATATAAATATATAAGTTTTAAAAAATTGACACAAAAAAAGGGATTCTCACTAAGAGAACCCCTTTATATTGAAGTATTAAACGTATATTATAGTATTAGTATTCTAATATTGCGTAATCGTAAGAAAGAGTTAATGTAATATCAGATGGGTCATTTGATGCCCAATCTAAATCATTAAATACTGCATTGTTTATAAATGCTCCTTTTATTTTCCAATTTTCAATTTTATCACCAACTGGTCCCAACATATAGATATCAATATCTTTTTTATAGAAATCAGCATACCCATCACGTCCTGTTAAAGATTCATGAGATAAACGTACCCATTCCATTACTTGTTGTGCTCCACTTGGAACGATTGGGTCAAATAAAGTGATTTCAATATCTTGCCATTCACCTTTACCCTTTAGTTTTCTCTTAACGTTAATATGATCTAGTGTTACAACTTCAAACGAAATAGAAGGTCTATTTGCCGTTTTAATCAAATATGAAGCGATACCATCAATTTCCATGATGTATCTGTTCTTCATCTTCGGTTCGAAGTTCGTGTAGAACATGTCGTTGAATTCTAATACTTCTGCCATTTTTTTATTCTCCTATTATATACTACTATAAATATAGTTTTCTTTTATTTTTATTATTATGATGCGAAACTAGCGCCTGTTGGTAATATGTTGAAATCAATTACAATGAATTCAGCTGTTTTGGTAGGTTGTAAGTAAATAGCCCCTGCCAAGATATTTCTATCGATAACATCTGGTGTGTTGTTAGATTCATCCATCACAACTCTAAAAGCGTAAAGTCCTTGTCTTTGTTGTATTCCTTCTAAATAAGGATTAACAGTATTCAAGAATTTACCTCTCGTTTGAGATGTGTTTTGTTCGAATACAAGGTATCTTGATGTAGATGCGATGTATTTCTTCACTTTGATAAGTAATCTTCTTACGTTGATTCTATCAAGTGCTGATGAGCGATCTTGGAGTGTCTTTTGTCCAAATGCCACGATACCTTCTCCAGGGAAAGAAGCGATTGGATTAATTTTTCCTTCATACAATGTATCTCGTTCAGCGTGAGTTAATCTGTTTAGAACACTAACTGCTCCGGTGATACCACCTCTGTTTAAACCTGCTGGTGCGAACCATTCAGCTGCAACTGCATCGTTTTCAGCGAAAATACCAGGCATCAATACTGATGGTGGAACTGAAGTTAGTTTATTTGTTCTTGGATCGATTGTTTTAACCCATGGGTAGTAAGTTCCAACATAGTTAGAATCTACGTTATTACCTTGTGATACTGCATCTACGATAGTTGCTTCATGGTCAACTACATCACCGATAAAGAATGCATCTTCACGTGATTCTACCATATCAGTTACTTTATCAAATACATAAGAATGTGATTGTCTTACAATACCAGGTACAGATACTAAGTTAATATCAAAATCATCTGGGTTAGATACTGCGTTGATTGCTTTCACATAACCAACTGAACCACTTGCTGTTGAACTTGCCAAGTTAAATCCTTGTGAGTTTCCAGCTCCCCATCCACTTTCACCTGCTTTAAGTGATTTTATAGTTGGAGATATACCATCGAATCCACCTTGGAATCCAACGATGAATTGTGCAGAGGTAGAACCTACTGTTAATCCAAGATTGATTGTTCCGTGTTTATCATCAGGAAATGCTTGTGTTGTTGATGTTCCGGCTAATACGTTAATACTACCATCAAATGAGAATACTGTATTTCCACCTGTACCGGCTGATGCTGGTATTGGTGATAAGTATGCTTTATTATCAATTTTAATTGCTGCAGTTTCTAAATCAATACCACTAAACTTTTTACCATCTGAAATAGAACCAGTAGAGAAAATTACTGCTGGTACATCAGCTGCTACTGTTGTATATAGTGGATTGGTATAAGCCCCATGTCCAAATGGTGCGGCAACTACTGGGAATGAACCTTCTGCTACTACTTCTACTCTAACGTACTTAGAGCGGTTAGCGTAATCACCAGCCATGTTCATTTTACCAACTGCATCAATACTAACGTTTATATCACCAATTCTCTTTGGCATATAGTTAGGAGAAGCAGGGTCCATTGTTAAGTTGTTATATGTTTCTAATACTATCTTAGATTTATCAGTATCAGAGAATCCTCTTATTGTTAGAGTGAACGTTGCGTAATCACTAGCGTTTGAAGAACCAGCTGCTTTAATATTAGATATTCCAGCTTTTACTTCTTGGTTAGTATAATTACCATCACCTAAAGTGTGTAATCTAAATAAATCATATCGTTCACCAGAAATCAATTGAGATTTAATGTAAGGTGTTGTTGCGTGTTTCACATCTTGTGTGAAATCTTGTGCAGGTAGTTGAACAAGTTGAATAGTTGCTCCGGTACCTGGTTGAGCTGCAGTAGCTGCAATGTGTGCTACATAATCAGCTGCAGAGTTTTCAAAGTACTTTTGAGAAAATACTTTTTTAGCTCCGTTTACAGATTCACCAAATACATCTGATAAATCATTTCCATCAGTTGGATCAATTGAAGCAGATACACCAGCAATAGATGCTGATGGAATTGATAACTCAAATGATGTTGCATCAGCTTGTACATCTATGGTTGCTCCCTCATGATAATCATAAGTTAGATTTCCAGTAGTTGTAGCGTGAAATACACCAACAATTTTGTTATCTTTACTTCCTGAACCATGTACTCTGATTCCAAGTGGAGTTTCGTGAGAATAACCACCAATATGCCCAACACGGACAATAGTAGCTACCCCAGCTTCTCTTAAATAGTTTTGTACGGTATAGCCTGTATAGTATGAACCATCAGGTGTTCCGAAAATTTCCTCAAATTCTGATTGGGTATTTACTACGGTTGGAACGAATGCAGGTCCTTTATGGAAAGGTCCTATTATTGCTGCTCCAATTTCTCCAATTCCTTGTGATAAGAAAGAAAGGTCGTTTTCTCTCGTAAATACACCAGGTGATACAATCTTTTCTGCCATGTTTTATTACTCCTTATTATGTTTTTATCTAATAATACTCTGTATATAAGTATAATGATAGTCTCTTAAAGATTAAATAATATATTCAAATATTATTGTAAATCTATGATTACGATAACCACTTTTACTAAAATCTGTACCGTGGAAGCTATTTTTAGTTGTTTTAAACACAACTCCATTTTTAGGTACAAATGGTATTTCTTTTATTTCATCTCTTCTATGATTACTCGTATAAAATCGAGTACCATACCCTTCATAGTTATTATTTGAATCTCCGAGATACAAAACTCCCTTATAAATTCCACCAGTTTCTATATTTTTAGTTTCCTCAGTATCTTCTGTTAACTCACCATATCCCATATCTTTTAAAATATGAAAACGATAATCAGTATGAGGCCATAGTGGGTTGTATGCTTCATTATCAGCTGTATAATTTAAGTTTATACAAAATGGATTCTTGCCAACCTTATGATTATACAGTTTTAATGGAAATATAGTTGGATATTCATTAAAAATTGATTCTAATCTATTCTGTATTGTTTCTCTAATTCCATCATTGTTCGCCCATTTTCGAGAATGCGATTCACTCATGGGATTAATACCACAATTATTATTTATGAAATCTAATCTTCCTAAATCTCTTAATGAATATTTTTTAATATCCATATTAGGATCTTTCAATAATACTTCACCACTATCTATTTTTTTCTGATTTACCTCTACCCAATAATTACATATTTCTAATAATGTTGAATGTTCTTCCGATGTAATAATATCAGATACCTCAATATATGGAAAAAATTCTGTATTAAGTGTATGGTTCATTATAATAAAAACATAGATTTAATTAAATATAAATTATTTACTTACTTTTAACTATCGGTGGTGTATCTACATCAGTTGTATCTTTAACTGTTGGAGTAAATTCACCAGTCTGTGGATCAAAGTTACCATCACCATATTTTAAATTTAATCCTGCAAAGATATCTTGCTCTTTTTTAACAAGCTCTTGATGTTGATTAATTAATTGAGCTTCTGTAATCTCAATATCTTGAAGAGTTTTTGCTTTTTGAATAGCAAGTTGTCCTAACTTTTGAAAAGTTGCTCCCACTTCTTGACGTAATTCATTGATTAACTGAATCTCTTCATCTGTAAACTTAATTGCTTCTGCCATTTTTTTAATATTTTGTAATTTGTATTGTTAATATATATAAATATATAGAAATTCACCAAACGTTAAAAAATTATAAAACAAATGTTAGTGTAGATGAATAAGTTCCTAATATACCAGCATCTCTACCAGCTACTCTAGCATAGTAAGTATTACCTTGAGTTAACCCAAAGAAACTATCACCTATTTCAATACCAGCACTACTCCAATTAGAATAATCATGCGTTGTACTTGAGAAATTGGAAACAGTAGATATTTGAACTTTATAATCTTCGAAATCAGTTACATTTGTCCAAGTTAAATTAGGATCCGAATATGATAATCCTGTTACTTGTGCAGGTACATATGCCGTATGTGAATTAGCTCCTTTATTGTGAGTTATATATCCATTAATTAAATAAGTATCTTGAGTTTCAACATCAATTGATACAACCTCAACATCACCATCTGCCGGTGTAATTGAAGTTACTTTAACTTCTGAACTATCTTCTTTTATAAGTGAATCACCTACTTCTATACTAAGTGCAGGTTTGAATTTGAAAGTATCATCTACATCTTTAATTAACATAGGGTGTTCTCCCGTTACTACCAACTCACCATTATTAATATTATAAGTTCTAATTGCGAAAGAGAATACTACGTTAGTTACAGTTACATTTTCTGCTGTTTTTGATAATGCATCACTATTCCATTGTAAATAATTTGAATCAGAATCTTCATCTAAACCATTAATTTGGAATCCTTTTAATACATCGCCTTCTTGAATATCACCAGCTTGAATTGTTGTACCATCAGCTTTAGTAATCGGAGTATCTAATGATAAACATAATGGAGTTGAATTACCATCATAGGTATCAACAACGTAAATAGTTTTATCTTTGTTTGCACCGTATCCAGCACCAGAAGTAATATGATCATTGTAACTATCAGAAAATACAACTCTCAATGTGTTAGTTGCATCAGCTTGTCTTACTGTCTGAGAACCATCAGCGGTTTGTTCTCCTGATGATACTGTTATATTGTAATCACCATCTTGTTTAGTTATGGTAGTTCCACTTGCTACTGACCATGTGAAGTTAGTTGATACTGTTTTTATCCTAGTAGTAAAATTAGCTCCTTCACCAGTAAACCCCAACGTATAGGTATCCGAATTGTTTTCTGGAAGATATGTGTATCCTGAAATTGAACCAACCGTATCGATTGCGAACGATGAAAAACTAATGTTTGCTCCAGCTGAAGGGGTTGAACCCATTGCAGAAGAAATGGATGCTGCTCCGGCTCCTGTTGCTGTTTTTAAATTGTTTAGTGATAAAGTATCTCCACCTGTAAGTGTAGCCATAGTATATTCCTATTGTTATATATTATATATGTTTAGTAACTTATTTACCCATTTATCTTTATTTGTAAAATTATCATTCATATAGTTTTTTAAGTATAAAAACCACTTATTTTTTTCATCATAAGAAGTTTTACTTAACTTACTATAAATATCATCAAAATCTTTTTTAGATGATACTCTATAAGGATATTCTAAATTAGGTAACCAAGTTTCATGTAAAATTGGTAATTTACCTCTATCAACTGCTTCGAATATAGAATAACCAAATGGTTCAAATGTAAATGCGGAATGGGATATACCCCAATCCATATTATAAAATGAATCTTTAAATTTAGAACTATAATGATATATTTTTATTTTAGATACATTTAGTTTTTGATTTTTCTTCCAAATTCGATTGAATAACTCAGAATCGGTAAATGCATAACCATCATGTTTTTCTAAAAAATGAGGATTCTTCCTTCCCTCGCATCTGGCAGCAAATCCTATTTTATTTGATTTACTTAATGGTAAATTGTGTTTAAATTCGTAAAAATTTGGAATATTTATATTTTCATGAATAATATCAAACAAACCTATCCATATATTTTTTTTAGAATACTTTATCATATCGGTTTCCCATTGAGAGTCATGGTATGGGTGGTCTGATATAGGTGTATCACTCATTACACCAGGCATTAGAATGTGTCTTACTGAATTATGTAGTACATTTGAATGGATTTTCTTTTTATTATCTACCAAAACTCTCATTGGAGTATAGTGTCCATGTAATATATGTATTTTTCTACAATCTTTTATAATTTTTTCAAACTTACGTAAATCATCACCATGCCAATGGGTTTCTATTGGAAATTGATAATCATAATCTTTAAAGTTTGTTGGTTTGTTTCTATGAATAAGAAGAACAGGTTTAACTTTTAACTTTGGTGCGATTTCTTCTAACCAAATGTTAACCCATGTATCAGTACCAGCGTTTACCCAAGGTCCACCACCGGTCGTATAATAAACATCATACATAACTTATTTTTTTACAATTATTTTTCCTGCAAAATTACCCGAAAAAGTTACTGTTACTGCATTTACAGAGGTTGTTTGAATAATAGTTGGTTGTTCTATTCTATTTGTAGAAGTATTCCATGCTTGAACGAATGGGTGTGCTTCATTTAGTGAATGTGTTATTACGTAAGAACTTGCGCCAGTAACATCTTCTCTATACGAAGTAAGAGTTTGAATTTGAGAATCTAAACCAGTAATACTACTTGCTGCAGTTGAACCACTAACTACATGACCACCCTTTGCTACAACAATATGACCTGAATCAGCTGATGATAATACAACTTGAACTGTGTTTGCATCTGTTAAAGATACAGTTTGTGGTATAAGTTGATTAAAAGATGAATCATATGCAGATACTAAAACATTTCTTGTAGAAAAGTTATGTGATACATTTATTGTTGATTGATTATCAAAAGATGCGGTTACGGTTGCAACTTGTTCTACAGATAATCCAGTCAATCCACTACCATCTCCATTGAAAGAGCCAGTAAATGAACCACTTATTTCCATAGTACTTAAAGTACTACTATTTAATTGGGATGAGCCTGAAATGATACTAGTTCCACGTAAATGTGATATAGTTTGTGCAGATGATGATACTATACTATCTCCGTTAGCTAAAAGAACTTTAGCTTCTGAACCAGCTTTACCGGCTTTCCAATAATCATTTGTAGCATCCCATAAAAGAGAACCACTTGTAGTTGAAGCACCTGTTGAATCTTTTACAAATAAACCACCTTCAGTTGCAGTTCCACCATAATTAAGTTCTATGATATTATCTTCTACATTAAAGTTTGTAGTACTAATAGTAGTAGTTGTACCTTGTACTATTAAATTACCAGATAATGTTAAATCAGCAAATGTGGGTGAATTGGAAGTATCTAATCCTAATTGCCCTCTTGCATCTGATTGTGAACCTGAAACTACACCAGTTGGTAAGTTTGCTATTGTTTGTGAAGAACCACTTACTATTCCACTTGGAATATCTGTAAAGTTATCATAATCTAAATAGTAAGAAGCATTCTCCCCATTTAGTTTATTTGAATCACTAGCTGAACCACTAACTACATGACCACCTTTTGCAACTACTACTGTACCTGATTGTGCAGATGAAAGTGTAATTACTACTTGGTCTAAGTTAGAAGTATTTACGTTCTGAGGAAGTATCTGATTGTTTTGGTTATCATATACTGCAACAAGAATATTTCTCGTGTTAAAGTTATGAGAAACGGTTACAGAGGATGAATTTGTGAATGTAGATGATACAGTTGCTGCAGCATCTACTGTGATGTTCGTTATGTTAGAACCATCACCATATATTGTCTTAGCATGAACTTCATTCCATGCTTTTGCAGAAGAACCTAAATTATAAGTTGAACCACTATCGGGTATTAGTGAAGATAAAAAATCGGCTGTTACTGATATTGAATCGGTATTAGCATCACCAATTGTGATGTTGCCACCCAATGTTAGATTTCCATCTATTGTAGTATCACCAGAAATATTTAATGAAGAAGCTGATATACTACCAGTTAAATTAAATGAACCTGATGTTTGTGAATTTGTGGTAAGGATTTCTTCTATAGATAGAGTTCCATCTACATCTTTTTCAAAAAATATTCTACCATCATAGGTATTTATTGCCAATTCACCTAAATCTAAATTTGAGGTGGTTGGAAGATTACCTTGTACTGCGGTTCTTTTTAACTTGATTGTCTGTGCCATATTTATGACTTATCGGTTTCATTATATAATTAGTGATAAATAGAAAATCCTTATATAAGGATTAAACCCCCCTAGTAAGGAGGGTTGAATTTACCTTTATTTTAGTTTAATTTACTTTTTAACTCATCAATTTGAGTTTGTTGTTCTTTAACAGCCTCGATAAGTAAAGCAACAACTTTATCATATTGTACGGCCTTGTATCCATTTTCACGAGTTGTTACCAATTCTGGTAAAACTGCTTCAATTTCTTGAGCAATAACTCCAATATCACTACCTTTATGAGAATGTACTTCAGAATTTTCAATCCAATCAAAAGTATTACCACTTATTTGAGCAATTTTACCTAATGGATTTTCAATTGGTTTGATGTTTTCTTTTAATCTCTTATCTGATGATGCGTATGCTATGATATCTGCTGCAGCTACGATTTCACCTGTTGTATAAGATGGATCCATACCAATACCTAAACAATGTGCTTTAACGTGAGAAGTAAAGGTTGATGTACCTGTTCCTGTAACATTAAGTAGCCCATTTGCCGTAATATTCTGAGTAAATGTTTTTGCTCCACTAAATGTTTGTGTTCCACTTAGGTGTGCTGTATCTGAATCTAAATATGCTGATGCAATTACCGTACCATTCCATGTTCCAGAATCAATTGTACCTACAGTTGTAATACCTAAACCATTTATACTTGATAGTGTTTCATCGCCTGTGTTAGTTCCACTTTGTCCATCTAAGTACGTAGCGTTAATTGCAGTACCTTGCCAAACACCTGTTCCAATTGTACCAACTGTTACAATAGCATCATCACCACTATAAGTACTACCGGCAACGGCTGCTAATGTAGCGTTATATGCTTGTACATTTGAACCAATTGCCAATCCTAAGTTTCCTCTTGCTGCTGCTGCATCTGTTAAATCAGATAAGTTACTTGCTTTTGTCATTTTTCCACCAACTGTTGATGTTAGGGCAACTACATCAGAATCTCCATTTGCAATACTTGCAGAGATTTCTAATAACGTATCGAATGCTGCTGATGCACCACCAATTAAGTCTGTAAGTTCTCCTTGTACATAAGCAGTAGATGCTATCTTAGTTGAACTATCATTTGAAGCTGGAGTTGTTGTTAATGGTGCTCCAGTAAAGGTAGGAGATGCGAGTGATGCTTTAGCATTTATCTGTCCTTGGATTCCTGATGTTACATCAGAAGTATAATTAATTTGAGCTGCGGTAGATGTTACTGCTGCCAATTTAGTGAAATCTCCTTGAACTAATCCAGTCACACCATCTAATAAGTTAAGTTCAGCGGGTGTTGAAGTAATATCAACTCCACCAACTTGTAGTTTAGTAGCGTTTACTTCTCCTCCTGAACCATATATTAAAGCTTTGGAGTTTACTATTGTTCCAGCTGCTGAAGTATCTAATAAGTTAAGTTCAGCTGCCGTAGAAGATACTGCAGTTGAGCCAATTGTAAGTCCCGATACTGTTGTTGCTCCGGCAGATAGTGTACCACTCGTTACAACATTACCACTTGTATTAGCAACTGTAAATGCTCCATCTACATCTACACCTCCATCTAAGGAAGCAAGACCAGAAACATTTGTTACTGCAAGTGCTGTTGTACCAGTTACAGCCATACCATTATTGAAAGTAGCTTCACCATTAAATTCACCATCTTGGATAGAACCAGTAAATGAACCAGAAAGTGAACCTTCTGCATCTTGACTTGTTACAGTACCATTATCTGCTGTTTCTTGAGTAGTAAATTTACCACCATCGTTGGTAAGTTTAGTATTTTTACCAGCACCTGATGTATCTTTAAGGATAATTTCATTAACCTCAAGTGTATCAACATCATCGTTTTCATCTAATAAAGTTACTTTGTTGTTTGTGTTTAGTGAGAATTTCTTAGAGTTAGAAACACCAATACCACCAATAGTAATAGATTTAGCACCTATATCGGCTGGAGAATTATCTGCTTTTTTGATAGTAAGGCTTTCACCTGCTCCACCAAGTTTCAATCCACCAAGTTTCAATGTATCAGAAGAAACATAAATATCTTTAAATGGGAATGCAGCTGAACCTAAATCTATGGAAGCTGATGCGTTTGGTATTAAACTTGAGTTAAGGGTTGCTCCTTCTGCGAATGCTAGCGAACCTGAAAGTATGGGACTGTGTATAATCATTTTGTTTTATCCTTGTTTTTTTATTATTATATCAATTATTTTATTATTATATATCACCACCATCAACTTCAGCGATTACTGTTGCTGCAGCTGTACCAGTTACATCACCTGCCAATGTTACTTGGAGTGAACCACTAATTACACCTTCTGCGTTTAATGATGTTACTACTCGTTCAGGGAATCCATTAATGTTACTAGCTCCAATTGAACCACTAACTATATGACCACCTTTAGCAACTACAGCAGAACCACTAACAGAAGTAGGGAATGTAAGTGTTACGGTATTTTCATCAGTAATACGAGATGTTTGTGGGATAATTTGAAAACTATTTCCATCATATGCTTGTACAATTGGATTTAATGTATCTAAGTTGTGAACAACACTCCATGTAGTTCCTACATAAGCTTGTCTTACAGTTGCAGTTTGCGCGATTGTTAAGTTTGAAAGTTGCGAACCATTACCAATAAAGTTGGTTGCAGTTACATCACCTTGAACATCTACAGATCCAGTATATTCATTTGAAAGTAAAGTTTCAATTGTATCACCGGCTACTGAACCACTTCTTCGTAAAAATACTTTACCATCATGAACATTAATTGCCAATTCACCAACTGCTAAGTCTGAGGTGGTTGGTGCACTACCTGCGGTGGTACTTCTTTTTAATTTAATAATTTGAGCCATGTTTTTTTATTCCCTATTAATTTTTTCTTTTAATACATTCACTTCTTGTGAAAGTTCTTTTATACCTTCGATAAGTAGTGATACTAACTTATCATATTTTACTGCTTTGTACCCATTTTCACGAGTATCTACTAATTCTGGTAATATCTCTTCAATTTCTTGAGCAATAACTCCATAATCTTTACCACTATAAATATCTTGTTTTGAGCTATTCCATAAAAAACTATACCCTCCAATTGAATTTATTTTTTCTAATGGATTTTCGATTGGAATAATTTTATCTTTTAACCGTTTATCTGAAGTTGAGAAGGCTACAATATCTCCACCTACGTTCAATGCTCCACTAATACCAACACCACCTGCAACAGTAAGTGCTCCATTAGTTTTATTTGTTGATGCGGTTGAATTACCTACATGAGTGATTGCTCCAAAGGTTTTGGCTCCTATAAATGATTGTACTCCACTAAGGTGTGCTGTATCTGAATCTAAATATGCAGTTCCAATAATTGAACCATTCCAAGCACCACCTTGAATTGCTCCAGTCAATGTTAGGTTAGAGCCAGTTATTTCAGTTTTTGCAATTAATCTATCCGCATAAACTGCTCCACTATTCCAACTACCAGCATTAGAAACTAAATCACCATCGGTATCAAATACCCATGCTTTTGTAGCAGTTGCATCTGGTTTAATTGCAATAGATACGCCTGAATTAGAATCTAGGTATCGTACATTGGAAGAAACATAATCAAATGATTTTGCAGTACCACCAACATCAAAGGATAATAATCCAGATGTAGTAGATGCTCCATATAACGATAATTGATTACCACTTCCCAAATCTCCTACGGTTGTAGTTGTAATACCAATGGAAACTAAATCTGCTCCATCCGTGAATATTGCTGAACCACTTGTTATACCACTTGGTAATAACGATTGAACTTGAGATGAACCACTAACTGTTCCAGCTGGAGCTCCAGCTGCTGCTACACCACCAGTAAAGTGTGCTGAGCCTGTATCTAATGAAAAATTTAATATAGGAATAGCATAACCGTAGCCTGCATCATATACACTATCTAAATCTATATCAATTGCATCTCCTTTAGTTGGATATTGTAATGAATTACCAATAAATTGTACTGCTGAATTAGAAGCAACACCTTGATTATTAAATTCATTCCATACTGTCCACCCTGAATATGAATTAAATCCAAGATTACTAATCTGTTGTGAACTTGATAGTATTCCACTTGAACCCACAATACTATCTAATCCTGCGGGTATATTAGTTAAATAATCATAATCTAATGAACCACTAAAAATACTAGCGGTTACCTCACCTGTAATAGATAGTGAACCTGCATTGGATTCATCCAACTTTGCAAGTGTTATTACAGAAGATGCAGATTTACCCACCACAAGAACATTTGAATCTGTGTCAAAAAATGGTTCTGCTATATTAGAACCTTGTGATATATAGGTACTTGTTGAACCTTGTCTTAATTGTAGTATTGCTGCCATGAATTATCCTACTTCTATTATATTTGTTATTCTATTCATTGTGTATGTTTCTTAATAAAAACATTCTATTGTGCAGTTCCTACTGTGTAAACGAATGTTCTATCATTAGAAGATCCTGCTATACATGTTATTTGTAAATAGTTTGTAGTTGATATCGTTCTTACAATATCAACAGATGAAGTTCTTATAAATGTTCCTGTACCTGTTGTTTGTCCAAGAGTAATTGTACCACTTCCTTCAGTTCCTTGATTAACAATCAATACCATTTTACTCATACCGATTTCTGCATTATCAAAGTTCAATGTTGTAGCAGTAGAATCGGTTGGTGTTGTTATTTCAAAAACAGCACTTGATGTAAAATCTATAATTGCTGAGGTTGTACCTGATGATAGAGTAACATTAGATGCTCTTGCTTTGAATGAAGAATCTAACATACTATATTCAACATCAACTTGAGAAGAACCACTTACGGTACCAGATGGTAAAATACTTTCTAATTGAGATGAACCACTAATAGTACCAGTTGGAAGTGAATCTATTACTTGTGCTGAACCACTAAATACGTTTAATGATTGTTGGTAAGTAAGTACATTAGAGTCAAAATTAGTAATTGAATCAGCATTCACTTGTGATGAACCACTAATCACTCCTCTATTATCTAATGAAGAACTAAGTCTAGCTTCCGTCCAATATAAATTCGAACCTTCTGATAAATCACCAGTATTTGATGAACTTTCATCTATAAGTTTTATCCAATTGCCACCATGAGCATAATATCCTTTACCTGTCCCATGAACGTGAGCAAACATACCATGGTAACTTGCAGCTGTTGGTAAATCTCCTTCTGCTGAATAAACGTTACCAAATAGAACTTTGTTACCATTCATATCCAAATCATTTGATGTGAATGATGAACTATGTAGTTCTTGTGCATCTAATCTTGTTTCATGATCGGATGCTGATGCGTATGATTCTAAGATTCTTACATCAAATGAACTACTCATAGTTCCTTCAATTAAATCTACCCGTGTCTCATGGTCTGAACCTGTTGAGAATATTTCAATTAATCGTAAATCAAGTGAAGTACTTACTGGTCCTTCTATTGAATCTAATCTTGAATCTACTGATTGTGAGTAATCAGCGAAGTTTTCGTTTGAAGAAGAAAGTAAAGTTGTTCCACCAAATGATGAACCACTAATATTACCTTCAACTTGTAATTGTTTATTTAATTGGAACGAATTATTAGCCGATGAATACAAAATTGTTGCATCTGCGCCATCGATTGTGATTCCTGCTCCATTTGCTGCGGATGCATCTAATGCACCACTAGCTATTAATATGTTTATATCCTCTACATTCAATGTAGCGGTATTAAGTTGTGTTTG